TTTGGTATTTCGCGAATCTCGAAAATCGTACCCCCCATTGGTGCACTCAAATCAGTACACACAGCGTCCGCTCGTTGCGTTTACAGTTTGCACTGAGTTAGTTTAAACTAATTCGTGTTTTTAAAATAGTTAAAAATATTAGTTAAAACTATTGACAATTTAAAGGTACAATGCTATAATATAATTACAGTAAAGGAAAGAGTATCAAGAAAGGAGAAACAATATGAATCAATTAACAGACCAGGAGTTAAAAACATTAAGAGAAGCAGAGGACATTCTATTTAGCCATATCGAATACGGTATGAACAACGTTTTTGATAATGCTTTTTGCGAATTACATAAAGCTATTAATACTTATATGGAGCACAGAGTATTATCAAAATCAATATATAAAAAAGCTAAAGAGGTGACTATATAATGGCAGAATGGATAACCCACGCGCAAGTCCGCAGGCGTTTTCAAGACCATTTCTGCGAAACGCTTTATGAACACCCGGACTTAGTAACACCTAAAACAGTGGAAGAATATGAACACATGAAAGACATAATGAGAGAGGAAAACGGCACAGCCTTGTCACTGTGCAACACAACCTACATAACTAACTTACATTATGCATTCATTTACAAGTTAAAAGAAAGCACATATGATAACGGAAAATACTATATCGCATATATAACAAATGATCAACGTGTAGACGTACCAATTAGTAAATCATTAATAAAGGAGACATATTCATGGATATTAGAAAAATTAAAAGAATCATAAAAAATCTTATAAAGGAAATTATTTCAATCGTGTGTTTAACATTAATATTTTTGGCTATATTTTGGTGTATTGGTGTCATAATAAACTTTTTTGTACCGATGCCATAAATTACCAATAGCATTTATTGTTACACTATTAAATTTGTTTCACATGAAATATTGCAAAAAGTAGCATAAAAATATTAAAAAACTACTTGACATTTCAATCGTAATCTGATATACTTAATAATGTAAGGAAGATAAATATTATCCAACTTGCAAATACCACACCATACAGGGCGGTGTTCACAGCACCGTCCACTCACAAAAATAACAGATATTCCGACACCCATGCAGGCGAAAAAATCGGTGGCAAATGTGTAAAGGTTCGATTCCTTTTATCTGATTCGACTTCACAAGAAGTCGTGCATTCAGCAGTCTAGCAAGCACAAACAAAAATGAAAAGAGGTGAAAGGCAAAATGGCAAGAGCAAGAAAAGTAACACGAACAATTGCATCAACTAAAGTAGTTGTTATGTGCGTAAACACAGAGACAGCAGTAGTTGAAAATTATGAGGTGACAATCGCAGGGGTTTACTCAGACGATAAAAAACTCATGAAAGCAGTCACTAAAGTAGTAGAGACAGAAACACTTAAACCAGTATCAGTTGTTTCAACAGAAGTGATTGAGACACTGTACGGCATGGATGAACAGAAATTCATTGAAATGGCAGAGGTATTACCGCCAAGAGACAAAAAAGAAGACACAGACGAAGTAGAAGATTAAGTAAAAGAAAAAGGAGAAAATAACAATGAGTAAAATTACAATCACAAATGCAAGCAGAGAGTTAACAGAGGTAGAGCAGTATCTTATGACAATGGATGCAGGAATCACTTCCATGAAGGATGTATTAGACGGCACTTCAATTCCAGTAGATGCTTACCTCGAGTACAAGGATACAAAGAAAGACGGAACAGAAGCAGACTTGCTTTCTATCATCACAGTAGATGGTAAAGTGTATTCAACACAGTCCGAAACTTTCAAGAGTTCCTTAAAGTCAATTCATGAACTGATGCATGGTAAACCGTACGCAATCGTAAAACGTAGCGGAGAAACAAAAGCAGGCAGACCATTTGTTGACTGTGGTCTGGATGTAAACTCAGTAAAATAAGTAAAGTATTTTTTCTTTCCTAAAATATAATGGGTGGGCAGAACGCCTACCCTTTTCAAATCTAAACAATGTTTCACGTGAAACATAATAAAATGTGAGAGGTGTGATAAAATTGAAAAAGGGCAAATCAAAGTATAGTCAATACTATAAGCAATATCAGCGAAAAGTATCAGCATTAAGAAAACAGAATATTGAGCTACGTGGAGCGAATGTCTATCAAACAGAATCACAGTTGCGTAAATGGGGCATTCAAGGTAAAGACTTAGCAAAGATAACAAGACAGTTAAAAGCAGACATCAAGAACCTTGCAAAACAGTCTGCCTACTCAACTTCTACTGGTGAAATTTCAACCGTAGGTATATTGAAGCATGAACAAGCATCCGAACGTGCCAAGCGTAGTGCAGAGACAAGGAAACGCAATAAGGAATCCGCAAAAGAGTTTTGGTCAACAGATAAACAACCAACAACAAAAGATTTAAAAAACCCTGTTCATTTAAAACAGCCACAATTAGGGGATATATCCAATCAGCATTTTGTTGATGATTTTTTGGCACGGATAACAGCACCAGTTCCAACTGAAACAAGCTACGGTAATAGAAGAAAAAGAGCGAATATTGAAATGGCAGAACAAGCTCAATCCGCTTTATTAGAGTTATATTATAGTGCTATAAATAAAGATGGCGAAATAGCTGTAGGAGAGCGTCTTGCAAATAATTGGGATGTAATTAAGGTACATCTAGAAGTTATTTTAACTGATTCAAAAGGCGTAAACGTTGCTTCTTCACTGGAAGCTATTGGAGAAATTATTAGTGGTAGAACATTATCTGTTGTAGAACGAGACTCTTTAAATAATGAGCAGGAAAGCCTATATTCGTGGGATATAGAGGATAACACTTATGAATAGTAAACGCACAACAAGAATGTTTATGTGCGACTTTGAAACTACAGTATATGACAACCAAGATCACACAGAAGTTTGGGCAGTTGCCATTGTAGAGCTATTCACAGAGAATGTTACAATCCTACATAGGATTGAAGATATGTTTACATACTTTCGTGCGTTAGACACAAACGTCATAGCATTTTTTCATAACCTAAAATTTGATGGGGCTTTTATTCTTGATTATTTACTTGCACAGAAGAAATACCCGCAGGCGCTCAATAATGATAATGGTGTTTATTCATGGAAAAAGAACAAGGAAATGTTAACAAATGAGGTGCGATATAGTATATCTGATAAGGGTATGTGGTATTCCATTACACAGAAACTACCAAACAATAAGTTACTGGAATTTCGTGACTCTTTGAAGCTGTTACCATTCTCCGTTGAGGTTATCGGCAAGTCATTTGCTACCAAGCACAAAAAGTTAGACATGGAATACACTGGTTATAGATACGCAGGATGTGAAATCACTGAAAAGGAACGAGAGTACATTGCAAATGACGTTCTTGTGGTAAAAGAAGCACTTGAAATCATGCTAGAACAGGGACATGATAAATCTACGATTGGTTCATGTTGTTTGGAAGAGTTCAAAAAAGGATATGACAAGACAGATTATGCACAACTATTTCCCGACATATACAAGATAGAAACAGGAATAACAAAATACCCAACCTTTGGTGATTATATTCGTAAGTCATATCGTGGTGGATGGTGTTACCTTGTAAGAGGAAAAGAAAACAAAATATACTACAAAGGCACAACAGCAGACGTTAATAGCTTATATCCATCTATGATGCATTCCGACAGTGGAAACTTCTACCCAGTAGGAAAACCGCACTATTGGAGTGGAAACTTTATTCATGAGGATGCACTAAAGAAATCGCCACAGGGTGAACCAAGATATTTTTTCCTACGTATCCGCACAAGGTTTCACGTGAAACAGGGATACTTACCATTCATACAGATAAAAGGTTCTCCCCTCTATCGTGGGACAGAAATGCTAGAAACAAGTGACGTTTATAGTAAGAAACACGATAAATATTTTTCATACTATTATGATAGTGGAAATAATAGGCATGAAGCTATTGTAGAAATGGTTGTCACATGCACAGATTATTATTTGATTCTAGAGCACTATGACTTATATGATTTTGAAATCATAGACGGTGTATGGTTCTATGCTATGAAAGGTATCTATGACGAATACATCAACAAGTACGCGGAGATTAAGAAGAAAAGCAAGGGAGCACAGCGCACTCTTGCAAAGCTATTTCTTAATAATCTTTACGGAAAACAAGCTTCATCTAAAGATAGTTCATTCAAGATTGCATACGTGAAAGATGATGAATCACTTGGTTTTATACGGCAGGAAGAGAACAACAAGAAAGCAGGCTACATACCTTGCGGTTCTGCGATTACATCATACGCAAGAGAGTTCACTATCCGAGCAGCTCAGAAGAATTATCACGGTGTGAGCGAAAGAGGTTTTATCTATGCGGATACGGATTCTATACATTGCGACTTACTGCCTGATGAAATCATAGGTATAAGAGAGCATCCAACAGAATTTAATTCGTGGTCATTGGAGTCATGTTGGGATATTGCTACATTTACAAGACAGAAAACGTATATTGAACATGTAACGCACGAAAACAGAGAGCCAATAGACGAGCCGTTCTATGATGTGAAGTGTGCAGGGATGCCAAACAAGTGCAAGAGCCTGTTTGTGTTATCTATGCAAGGCAATGCTGATATAAACGGTTATACAGAGTCAAGAACAGGAACACATAAAGAATGGACAGAAGATGAAAAACAGTTCTTATTTAAAGGTGATAAGCCTATTAAACGTGATTTATCAGATTTTAAAATAGGGTTGAAAGTACCTGACAAGTTAAGACCTAAGAGAATGAGGGGCGGAGTGTTACTCGTTAATACAAGTTATGAAATGAGGTAATAAAATGAAAGTTAGATTGCAAGACGTTATAAAAAATTGCATTGATAATGGTTCTTGTTGTAGTATATGTAAATATAATAAAGGTGAATGTATTGCTAAAATTGACGGGTATTATCCATTTGAATTAGAAAAATATTACCGTATATGTGGCAATTCACCCGAACTGGCAAAAGCATTATTGACAAATGAGGAGATAGAAATAGATGAAAACAACGGTGAAAGAATTAATTGAAACATGCACAAGTAGATATGCACAAGGTTGTGTTGACTGTCCATTTTATGAGTACAAGTGTTATATACCAACTTATCCTTATATGCCACGTGATGCAAAGAAATGCATAAAATTTAAGAAAGAAAAAGAACTGAATAAAGAAGTTGAATTAAAATTAGATAAATAAAAACAAAAAAGGTACTTTGTTTCATATGAAACATTGTACCTTTTTATTATATCATTGACTATCGGTGAAAACGGTCTAAAGTCTGTTACGACAAGGGAGCAACCCCGACCATAGAAACAGCGGTATCTTTCACCCGTGCGCCCTGCACCTATGTTTTTCGCTTTCTAGCGATAGATGATACCATTAATAACTAAGTGCTTGCAATACAGTTTCTTTGCATTGTAAGTCTTTAAACCGAAAACAGCCACGTTCAAAGAAGTACCTCATATTAGATAAGAACAAGTCATTGCTCTTTAACATAACATAGTTTATGTTGTGATCGTCTGTTGTAATACTTATTCTATACGGATATGTCTTATCCGCTCTATCGTCACAATAAATAATACCTAAGTCCATATATTCTTTAATAGCGTAGTCTCTACCAAGATACCGAAGTGTAGCAACATAGGTGCATTCTCCAACAGGTTTCTCAATAAATGCATTACTATCATTTAAATAAGTAGCTTGTGAGGAATAAGCAACATAATCATCGGTGATAAAGGCACGATTAAAACCACTTTCTGTCTGCGCTTTACTTGCGCTTTCATTGTACCCTTGCTCTAGCACAAACCCATTACCTCTTAAGAATTTCGTGTCTGATTTAAGTCTGTTTGAAATTTTCATAGCTGTATAATATGGGTTAATTAATGATACTGGATTCGCCATCATATAAACAGGGACATACCGAACCTGTTTACCTTGTCCACGTGCGATAGAGGTGTGGATTGAGATAAACTTTTTCACTTCATTTGAGCAGTAACGGTTTGTTTCACTCTGAAATTCATCAAAAATAAGACAGCTAATATCACTAAACATATGTGAGTTCTTCTTTACGGCATCTGCATTGTTAAGAGCCATGGCATAACCGCAGGATACGCCATTCAAAAATAATTCATGAAACTTCCCATGCATCATTGGTTTACTTGACATTTCATATTCAGGAAAAAATAATTCTTTAATATCTTTAAAAAATTTCTCTGCTACACCACTAAGCTCGTAATCGTATCTATATAGTAGCCCAAATTTTTCACCTTTTGACAAAAATTTATTAACAACCAGTTTACCAAAATAAGTGGTTTTACCTCCTGTTCTGTTACTGGTTACCATATATATCTCAGGTCTTTTATTGTTAAGGTCTAACAGACTTAATAGTTTTGTACCGTCATAATAACTCATTTTATCACCTCTTGTATATTATAGCATAAATAAGACAAAATGTCAATTATTAAACACGCTGTATTTTAATAGACACAGTGTCTATTATTTATACAAGTGTCTATTAATAAACATAGTGTCTATTAATAAACATAGTGTCTATTATTGACAAACCCCCTGTAAATGTGTTATAATTAAATAAGAAAGGCAGGTGATTAAATCGATGGATGTGAATGCAGTAACTACAGCAATCTCAACGCTAGGGTTCCCTATTGTAATGTGCGGTGCTATGTTTTGGTATATGCTGAAAGAAAAAGATGCGCACAAAGAAGAAATGAATAGTGTAACAGAAGCGCTGAACAACAACACATTGATTCTACAGAAGTTATGCGACAGATTGGATGGTGACAAGGATGGCAACGTATAACGTGCACGGCGGGCACTCATTAAAGTGCAGAGGTGTAAGCGATTTACTGGACGAGGTAACAGAAGATAGAGCTGTTAAAAATAAGCTAATCGAACTATTAAGAGCGAATGGCGATAAAGTATATGACTGTACAGATGATTACAGTACAACACAGAGTGCAAACTTATCTTCTATTGTTTCCAAGTGCAATGCGCACAATGTTGATTTAGATATTTCAATCCACCTAAACAGTGCAAGAAACGACAGAGTAGGTGACGGAAAATGCGGTGGAGTTGAAGTATATGGTTATGACGATAGAATCTATGGTACAGCCTACAGAATTGCAGAGAGCATTGCAAATACACTCGGTATTGGCTTTCATGGGGCGCCAGTAAAATACAACAAAAGCTTGTATGTTTTAAGAAAAACAAGAGCAAAAGCAATTCTTATCGAGTGTTGTTTTGTAGACGATAGAGATGACGTTACTCGTTGGGATTCTACAAAGTGCGCTATGGCTATAGCTTCTGCGCTTGGGTGTAAAGCGAATACACCATCAACTGTGAAACCACAGACAAATGTTTCACGTGAAACATATTTTACACCATTCAAATCAAGTAGTTGTTCTATTGTGGATTGTTTAAAATCAATCGGTGTAGATTCCAGTTTTGCATACAGACAGCGTATCGCAAGTAAAAACGGTGTAGCTAACTATAAAGGTTCAGCCCCACAGAACGATAAACTTGTCTCCCTCGGTAAAAAAGGGAAATTGCTGAAACCGTAGAAAGGTAAGAAATAAATGCCAAGTATTGACACAGCTTATTCATGGGCAATACAAACTTGTAATGCACCAAATGTTGGGTATTCACAAGCATATAGAAATAGACAGACAGTCGGTGGGATTACTTATTATGACTGTTCTTCATTTATCAATTATGCACTAGTTGCAGGAGGCTTTGAAACGCCTAGTTATGCACCGCATCACAACGCTTTTACAACAGCATCAATGATTAACTGCCTATTAGAACTAGGGTTTACAGAAGTAGATGCCCACGGAGAATATAAACCGGGTGACATTGGATGGACAAGCGGACATACAGAAATGTGTTATTTAGGTGGTGACGGCAAAGGTGTTTTCATGGGTGCACATACAGACAATGCACCGTTAGAATACCAAGTAAGTATAGGTAATACAAGTGGAAACACTAACTACCAACGTAGTTTTACAAGGTTATTTCGATATGGTGATGGTGGTGCAACTGGATACGGGGCAAGTCCTTATGTGGTATCAGCACTAGCAGGAAATGCTTGGCGAGAGTCTCATATTAACCCAACATTAGGGCAACAAGGCGGTACAGCCTTCGGTATTTTTCAGTGGGATGGGTCAAGACGTGAAGCGTTATATACATGGCTAGAAGCAAACGGTTATGAACGCACAGACCCTGTTGGGCAAATGAAATATTTAGTTGTGGAAAATGATTGGCAAGGAGAATTTGCAGGGATTACCTCATTACAAGAATTTTTAACAAGCTCAAGCACGAATATCGCACAATTAACAGAAGCATTTGAAACATGTTGGGAGCGTGCAGGAAAGCCTGCGTTACAGGAACGTATTGATTTTGCATATAAAGCATATGATTATATTCAGCAACACGCAAATGATTCAAGTATCACGTCATGGGAAACTGAACCAAAATACTATCTATCCGAACAACAAGCGCTTAACAATGCTGTATTGATGTACCGCTTTTATAGCGCAGGCGGAGGTGGTGGTGGCACGCCATCTAAAAGAAAGAAAAGCATGCCTGTATGGATGATGGTTCGCTATAACTTTTAGAAAGGAGTAAGATCATGGCAGTAAGAACAAGAGATGAAATTTTAGAGTCAATTCGTGCTAGAATTGGCGAACAGACGGACGATGAAACGATTTCATTTTTGGAAGATGTTACAGACACGTTAACAGACTTTGAAACACGTGCAAACAATGATGAAGACTGGGAACAGCGTTATAAAGATAATGACGCTGAATGGCGTAAGAAATACACAGAAAGATTTTTCAGTGGTGAACCATCTGAGCCACCGGAACAAAAACCAAAAGAGGAAGAAACGAAACCGAAAAATTTTGAAGATTTATTTAAGTAAAGGAGAATTATTATGGCAAAAAGAATTGCAGTAAGCACACTTAATGCGTCAACAATTGACATTATGAATGTCATTAGACAGAACGCATCATATGACTATCAGCAGAGTGTCCCGGAAGTTGCAACAACAGAAGATGTGCCTAAAGTGGGTGAGATTATCTATGGAACTCCTGCATTTGCTAACCAGTTTTTAAATGCACTTATTAACCGTATTGCTACAGTACGTATGCAGAGCGCAACATTTAATAACCCTTATTCACAGCTCAAGAAAGGCTATATTGAATTCGGTGAAACAGTAGAAGATATTTTTGTGTCTATTGCGAATGCTGTTGAATTTTCAGCGGAAAAAGCGAGTGCAAGAGAATTTAAAAGAACATTCCCTGATGTACGTTCCGCATTCCACACAATGAACTGGAGAGTGATGTACCCAGTAACAATTCAAGATGAAGATTTAAAACAGGCGTTTTTATCCATGGATGGTGTACAGTCACTTATTGCTAAGATTGTAGACAGCGTATATACAGCAGCCGAGTATGATGAATTCCTGCTCTTTAAGTACTTGCTTATTAAGGCTATCGCGCATGGTCAGATGAAGCCTAAGTCTATCGGTAATGGGACAGACCTGAAAGAGGGGGCTGTGCAGTTTAGAGCAACGTCTAACTTACTCCCATTTATCAGCGCGGACAATAATATTGCAGGCGTAAAAACGAATACACCGAAAGAAAGACAGGTTATCTTCATGGATGCTACTTTCAACGCTCAGTTTGATGTAAATGTTCTTGCGAGTGCGTTTAACATGGAAAAGGCTGATTTCATGGGAAGACTGCATATCATTGATGATTGGACAAGCTTTGACAACGACAGATTTGAAGTTATTCGCGCGAACTCAACAGGAATTGAAGAAGTGACAGCAGAAGAACTTGCGTTGCTTGCAAATGTAAAAGCGGTTATCTGTGATGAAAATTGGTTTCAGGTTTACGACAACAACAACAAATTCACTGAAAAATACGTGGCAAGCGGATTGTATTGGAATTACTTCTATCACACATGGAAAACAATTTCAAGCTCACCTTTTGCAAACGCAGTTGTATTTGTAACAAGTGGTGCAAACATTGAAGCGCCGGCAACAATCACAGTACATGTTGACACAAAAGATGAAGCAGAATATGCAACAGTATTTGCTCTGTCTCCGAAATTTGAGAGCGCAGGACTTGAAGCGCAGAATGTTAACTTCATTCAGACAGAAGCAATGACAAAAGTAGGCATTGCAATGCAGAAATATGGCGTGCTGATGATTCCGAAATCACAGCTTGCTACAGAGATTGCGCTTGAAGCAGAAATCAATGGTGTTAAGTACAATACAACTGAGACGAATGTAACAGGCGCAACTACAGTGGGTACAGATATTGTATTAACCAAGCAGGGTTAATAATCAAAAAATAGGGTGCTATCATAGTACCCTATTTAATAAAAAGGAGAAAAAATGTATATCAATCCAAATTCTGATATAAAATTACTGCATAAAGTACCACTTGATAACACATATGAGCACACAATATATTTCAATACTTATACAGAGCAATACAATTACTTTTCAAAATACGTGAAAAAAAGCTTTAGCAACCAATCCTATTTAAGGGTGAATAAAGGCGTGGCAAGAATGGATGTAAAAGCAGATGATATTTATGACTGTAATTATATGATGTTTAGAAACACAGCTTATGGTAGTAAATGGTTTTATGCTTTTATTACAAGTATTGAGTATGTAAATGATAATTGCACAAACGTTACTTTTGAAATTGATGTTATGCAGACGTGGTTTTTTGTCCATAATGTTGATAAGTGCTTTGTAGAGAGAGAACATCCAGTATCAGACCAAATAGGCGAGCATTATGAACCTGAAAACGTTGATACTGGTGAATATGTTTTCAACGATTTTGGCTCATTACTACAGACGATTAAGCCTTTAGCTGTTATTATTATGGTTAACGACACAAGCGGTTCACCAAACGGGAATTTATATGACGGTATTTACGGTGGGTGTAGTTTACATGCTTTTAATTCGGGTGATACAAAAACTATAACAAATTTCTTAAATCAATACGCACAAAAGCCTGAAGCTATCGTTGCTATGTATATGTGTCCTGTTATCGCTGTCGGTAGTGCAATTCCAACGGGTGAAGGCGTAAATGTTACTAAATCACAATCTTGTTACAATACTATTGTAAATGCAGCGAAATTAACAGAAAATTTAACTTTAGACGGTTACAAACCAAAATGTAAAAAATTGTACACATACCCGTATAACTTTTACAGTGTAAATGCAGGAAATAAAAGTGCTGTTTATAGATATGAGTTATTTGACGATTTATTACCACAATTTAATATTGATGTACCTATTTCATACCCTGTGCAAGTTGCTATTAAACCAATGTATTATAAAGGCTGTAAAGATGTCCCGTTAACAACAGAAATGTTAACATTATCAGATTACCCGTTATGCAGTTGGAGCACAGACGCTTTTAGAGCGTGGCTAGCACAAAACAGCTTACCTATAACAGCAACAGCAATCACTGGTGGTCTAAGCCTTGGTCTTGGTTTAGGCGGTATGATACCTTTATCAGAAGCTTCGAATAACATGAATCATGCGGGTAATTTATTAATGCAAGGTTATCAAGCTAGTATTAAAGCAGATATTACTAGAGGTAATGTTTTCAGCGGATCTGTAGAAATAGCAAACGGTACTAAGAATTTTTACGGCGGTAGATGTAGTATTACAAGTGAATATGCTAAAATGATTGATGATTATTTTAATATGTATGGCTACGCGGTTAAAAGAGTAAAACACCCAAACTTTAGCAGTCGACCACATTGGAACTATGTCAAAACTGTTGGGTGTTGTTTAAAAGGAAGTGTGCCTGCTGATGACGCGAAAAAACTGTGTAGTATTTATGACAATGGCATCACATTTTGGAAAAATGGTGATGAAATCGGTGATTATTCGTTAGATAACAGCCCAGTATAAAGAGAGGTGAGAACAATGGGTAGAAGAAAAAGAACAAACTTTGAAGATAGTGCAACCACAAACACTTTAACGTATATGCAATATTTAAGACGTTTGATGGAACTATCTATGTCTATGTTTGAATGGAAAAATTTACCAAGTACAGTAGACCCTCGTTATATTGAGTTAAGGTTATTCGAAACTGGTAGCGTTGTATTCTTTAAAGATGATGTGCTAGGCGAGTTATGTCTTGACTGTATTCAGCAAGGTAATTTTGACGTGTATGGTAATCCTATTACAAGACGTGCTTATTCCTGTTATAACAATTATCAAAAAGTTCTAAACGATAAAGATAGTGTCATCATATGGAATAACTATCTTAGAACAAACAGTGTAACAGATATCCAGTTATACGCTAAACGACTGTGGGATTTGGACAGAAGTGTAGATGTCAACGCAAAAGCACAAAAAACACCTTTACTAATTCAGTGCAACGAAAAACAAAGAATGTCAATGAAGAATCTGTATATGCAATATGATGGCAATACACCTGTTATCTTTGCTGATAATAATATTGATATAAATGGGGTTAAGGTGGTAAGTACGCAAGCGCCTTATGTTGCAGATAAGCTATATCAATTAAAAAATCAGATATGGAATGAAGCATTGACTTATCTTGGGATCAGTAACTTGAACATTAACAAAAAAGAAAGACTTATCACAAACGAGGTGTCAAGATCACAAGGTAGTACAATAAGTTCAAGATATAGTAGGCTTGAGTGCAGAAAACAGGCTGTTGAAAAAATCAATGAGCTGTTCGGCTTAGATATTGAAGTTGATTACAGAAAAGATTATAAAGACATTGATTTAGATATGCCAAGTGATGATACGATGGGCGGTGATGCTAGTGAGTAAATACACAACAGAAGTGCGTTTTATATGCGAGAGTAAGAGTGGGTTGGCTGAAAGTAAAGGGTGCGACAACGTGGATGAGGTGCTTGAAAAGAGTTGGAACAAAATTTTTACAACTAACTGTACTTTCTTTGATGAAACATACCGAAGTGTTTTATGCAAGAAGATTTTAAAGCATTACTATTTAAGAGAGATTTGCTCGGAAACTGTAGGCATATGGAAACTGTGGATGAACACGAAACTTGAGGAAATCATGCCGTATTATAATCAGTTATACAAGAGTGCTTTACTTGAGTTTGACCCATTGAAAGATTACAGTGTTGAGAGAACGCATAAGAGAACTGGTGTTGACGGGAAAACGAGCAGTACTGATGTGAGTGAAAATAGTAGCGGTAGTTCAAGCAATAATGTTACTGATAGAGAACTTTACAGTGATACACCGCAGGGTGGTTTGAATGGACTTGAAAGTGAGACTTATTTAACGAGTGCTAGGAAGAATACTAGTGAAGGTAATTCTAACAGTAGTGTAACAAGTAAGAGCGGAACTGATTACACGGAGAGTGTCAATAGTACGGAAGATTACACGGAGAAGGTAGCCGGTAAGATTGGCGGAAGTAGCTACAGTAAAATGTTGAATGAGTTTAGGGAAACTATGCTGAACATTGACATGAAAGTTATTAATGAATTTGAAGAGTTGTTTTTTGGTTTATGGTAATGAAAGGAGATAAAAACTATGAGTGCAAGAGATATTGTGAAAAAAGACCCTGCTAATTTTACACCTACTTTGGGTGATTACAAAGATTTGCAACCGTTTCGATTTTGGTGTCAAAAAGTGTTACCTTTGGTGTATGATGACAGTTTGAGCTATTATGAACTGCTTTGTAAAGTGGTGGATTATCTGAATAAAACCATGGAAGATGTTGGTGTGCTTGAGGGTGATGTAACTAGGTTGCATGAAGCGTATAAGAAGTTGCAGGGATATGTGAATGACTACTTTAGTACACTTGATGTGCAAGAGGAAATTAATGATAAACTGGATGCAATGGCGAAAAATGGCAGTTTAACCGAATTAATTAGCCCATTATTACCTAAATTAATTAGTGATTGGCTAACTAAGAATATATCACCAACAACACCTGTTATTGATAAGACTTTAACCATTAGTGGAGCGGGTGCAGATGCTAAAGTGACAGGTACAAGACTATTAAAAGATGGTGTTGGATATAGTTATCAGTATTCAACCCTAAATAATTACAGAGGTTCAAGTAATGGCTCATCCTTTGATTTAAATGGCTCATCTTTTTTAGACAGCTCACATTATAAAGACGTTACGTTAGGGTCAAATGTCAATTTAATAGGTTTTGGCGGTACATTAATTAACAATATAAAAAATCCTAATACAGAAACCTTAGATGTGTATTGTATTATCGATTTGAGAAATCAGGATGCTGTTGGATCATTATCTTTATGGCTCTCAGATTCTAAAATGTCTTGGACTAATGACCATGTTGTATATGGCGGTGGTATTAAACCTGAATTTGGGACGATTAACATTTATAAATTTACACTTAAAAAGGGTGGGTCTAATAAAGATATTTCAAATGCTATTATAAGAATTGATAATGTTAGCAAAGTTCCTGAAAATTTCAATTTTAAATTTGCTCTATTAACGGATAGTACATTGTATGATTTAATGACAACTAAAAGAAATATTGAAGATTATGATGTAGAAATTTGTTTTTGGGGTGATAGTTTGACAGCGGGAGCAGGTGGTAATGGTACAACATATCCAACAATTTGCGTAAACGATCTAGGTATAAAATCATATAAAAATTGTGGTGTTGGCGGTGAAACAGCTAATACAATATCATGTAGACAAGGTGGAAACTCGTTAATACTACCAGCTGGTAAAGTCAATAGATATGATCTATCACAAATGTTGGATATTTACGGAAATACATGTCATCCGCTAAGACAAGGGAGTGGCGGAAACACTGTAAACCCTATATTAATAAATGGTGTTAAGTGTAATTTAGAGCTTTATCAAACTAGCGTAAGTGATGAAAACGCATACTATATTATAACAGGCTATACAAGTGAATTAAAAAGTGAAACACCCGTAAAATTTAGTGGGTGTGATATAAACGCTAAAATAAACGTTATTTTTGTAGGTCAAAATGGACCAGATTTGGATACAAGACTAAATATAATTGATTCCATGATTAGTAAATGTAACGAACAATATATAGTTATGGGGTTAAGCACAGGCACTGAAACTACTCGTAAAAATGAAGAAAAAATAATGCTTAATAAATATGGTGTTCACTTTTTTAATACTAGACATTTAGTTAGTAAATACGGGTGTAATATTGCAGGTGTTAATCCAACAGCAAGCGACTTAAAAGAAATTACCGAGGGTAGTATACCTTCTATTTTACGTAGCGATAGTGTCCACTTAAACGCTAACGGTTATACAGCTTTAGGTAAATTACTAGCACAAAAAATTAGAGCTAACGGTTACATTTAAATTTTAAAGGAGGGTGTACTTAATGTGTACTCTCCTTTAAATTTTATATAGTTGCATAAATTAAATACAATATTAAAAAGCAGAGCGTGTTCTTATAAGTGAGATGAGCAGAGCGAAACGGTGTACACCTATTGTAGTGAGCGAGGTTGTAACCGCAACCGAGCGGAACAGTAAACGAAGTGAGCGGACGCTGTGTGTACTGATTTGAGTGCACCAATGGGGGTACGATTTTCGAGATTCGCGAAATACCAAA